TGGGATGGTCAAATAATGTAAAAGCACTTGAAATGGCGATAAGCACATTAAAAACGCCACAATTATAGACATCACCTTTGCTACTAAGAGGAGCATACAACAGAAAGCGAGGAACAGATGAACGGTTTTAAAAGCAAATTAGACTACTTACTAGACGAGTTAGAAAGGTGCTGTGCAAGTCAGCACTTTGAAATAGCAGATGATGTTAGAGCAAAGATACATAAGTTGATTGAGGATAAAATCAAGGAGAAATAACGATGAGATTAATAGATACAGATAAGCTGATAAAAGAAATTGTCAACACACCAACGAGATATGAAGATGATGGGATTGACGCAAGGTGCGGAATTGCACACAGACAAAGTGAAATTTTAGACATCATCGATAAACAGCCCATTGTGGCACAGTGGCATAAACTCACATTCAGACCATTAACCCTCGAAGAAAGAGAAATTTATCCTAGTGGGATAGAGCTTGTTGAAAACCTGCCTAGTTATGGTGAAGAGGTGCTTGTGACCGATGGAGTAGATATATGGATAGATACCTTTGATATGGACGATTGCTTATATTTATCAGGAGCAGATGACGAAATTGACGGGATTATAGCATGGATGGAACTACCATCATACAAGGGGGAGTAATGATACCTTATGACAGATTGATAAAATATTCGACCATTTTTCTTGAATTAGGAATAGATAATGTCGAAAAACTACTAGAACACACTGATTTTGACAAATTCAACAGAGCCATACTTGAAAAGCAGTTAGAAGAATATAAGCACGATTTAGAAGAGATTAGAAAAGAAAAGGGGTGAGGGTAATGGATTTATGTGTGTTTGGTATATTCTGTATAATTTCAGGAACATTATTAGGATTGTATGCTATTTATCGTATGGAAAGAGAATCGAGAAAAGATAAGGAGCGTTGGTAATGAAACTAAAAATAGAGTTAAAGCTAGAGGGTAACACAATGATTTCAGGAAGAGTGATGGAGCAAGATGAAAGTTTGAGGAATAATAATTCTAAACCGATTACTCTAATTCAAAACGATAAATTTAGAATCGTGTCGTCAACAATCCCACTTTTAGGTTGGGACGTGTTATTTGTCCGAGGAATGTCATATAACGATGATAATCGCGTTTTTCTTAAGAGTTTTGAAACCGTCGAAGAGGCAGAAAGAATTTATAGAACCATTATCGAACTTGTAAATGAGTTAAATGGTGAATTTGGTGGAGCCGTGGACGAGCTAGGAAACACATTATTTGCTAAATGCGATGCAATAGGAATAATACATCATCGAGAAGATAGGGGGTCAGATAAAGACCAGTCAGCAAAGGCTGATAAAGGCAAGTTAGAGTTATCCCTTGTTAATCCGGAACTTGTCAAGGCTGTAGCCGAGGTTAGGATGTACGGTACAGAGAAGTACGGAGATAGCGAGAATTGGCGAAAGGTAGAGCCGAAAAGGTATGTGGACGCACTTTACCGACACTTGCTAGCGTACATTGAGGGCAACGAGGTAGACGAGGAGAGTGGACTATCCCACCTATCGCATATGGCTTGCAACATCAGTTTTTTATTAGACAAGGAATATCTAAAAGAACATGAGGGGAAATAAACCTATGATAGATGATTACATAAACAAAAAAGTTAAAGTAACATTGACAGACAATACAGTACACGAGGGAATATTGGACAATCTTGTCATCATGGGAACTAAATGTTACTACTGTAAAAATGGGACAGATAATAAACGAGTGTTTACGCTAGAAAATATCAAGGAAATCAAGGAGAAGTAAATATGAACGAAATAGATGTAACAAAGGTAACGGCGATAGAGTATTTAGAGAAACTTATAGAAATTGTGAGCGAGGAAGCTTGTCGTGATTATATAGATTGTGAAGATTGCAAGTATCATAATATATCTTGTGTATCAACGGAGGAAATAGCGGATATAGGAGCAGAAAATCACATACGAAGCGTGATGATGTTTAACGCAAAGCTTAAGATTGATTGGTCAAAGGTCGAGGAAGACACTCTAATAGAGGTTAGCGATGACGGCAAAGGATGGTATAGGCGTTATTTTGCTAACTATAAAGACGGAAAAGTGTATGCGTTTATCAATGGCGGCACATCAAAAACCGTTAATAATGAAAATGCGTGGAACTATGCTAGGATTGCAGATGAGGATTAAATATGGGGAGAATATCAAAAGAGCAACGCAAGAAATATAACGGCTTTGAATGGGGAACCTGGAGCGACAAAGAAGTGGCGAAGATGTTCAGGCAGATGGGTTTCACCGAAGCGAAAATCAATCGACTAGAGGATAAAACCAACTTTGTTGACGGAGTGCCGTATTGTCATATTGAAACTAAAATTTGCGATAAATTAAGCCTTGAAAGACATCTAGGCAGGGCGATAGAGCACGGAATGGAAAGGCACGACTTATTCATTCCGTTAGTTTGCCAAAAGCAGTATAAGGATACAATGTGGAAAGCGATATTACCCCTAGAACATTTTATGGTTTTACTCATTCTAGCCGTTGGAAGTGAGCGACAGAAGTCTGATGTACTCAAAGCACTTAAAGACGGTGTAAGACCTGAGGTAGTGAGGAGGAAGTAATGCAGAACTACTATAAGTTTGATGTGAAAGCTTATTTGATGGACTACAAAAGGAACAAGGAAGAATACGAGAAGCTTTGCGAAGAATACAAGGATATCCTAACAAGTATGGGACTTGATTATTCAAAAGAAAGGGTGACAAGTAGCAATATCACTTCAGAGGTGGAAAACAAAGCCATACAGAGGGAAAGATTCGAGAAACGATTAAAGCCTTATAGGTGGTATTTTGAGGGGATAGCAAAGCTAATAGAGGGTTCAAGTGCAGATGAAAACTATATCTATGAACTATATATGCACAACATCCCCAACAAAACAAAAGCCGTTCAGAAATATTTCAACCTCAATTCTTCCAAAGCCCATAGGCTAAAAGAAGCGACACTTGACAGAGTGGAATATATTATCAAATAAAAGAAAAGCCTTGACTATTCAAGGCTTTTTTCTTGATGTATTAAATTAAGAGCTTGAGCATTTTTCCACCATCTTTTAGGAATCCCCACAGACCACTTTTTCTAGGCTCTAATTGAGCCTTTATATTCCGTGTTAGTATAGATATATTCATAGGCTTATAACAAGCCTAGCGAACCACTGACAACAGTTTAAAGGTTTTCGTGCCATCTTATAGGGCAATAAATAAAAACCTCTTAAAACGCAATTTTAGGCTTCGTGCTTGATTCTGAACTCTAACAAGTCAAGAACATAAGCAGGAGGAATATTGACCCCCAATTCCCAATTTTGCAAGGTCCTCAAAGGCACACCGTAAGCCTTGCTAAACTCTTGCTGTGTTATATTCCCCCTAAGAGCCTTTACTCTGTCAATAATTGTCGTATCAGGGAATAAGTTCGCCATCTTTTCAGGCGCCACAACCTCAATAATCTTCTTTGCTTCGTCAATCAACAGTGGTTTGATTTTTCCACCATCTTCAAGAAAAAATTCCCCTGTTCGCTTTCTATATAGCTTTGATTCATCGTATAAGCCTATATATACGGCTTTATTTGTATCGTACCTTTTGCCGTTGATAATCATTCAAACCTCCCAAAACAAACGATTAAGGGCGATTAATCGCCCTTATAACCTTATTCAATCCCATCAATAAAACCCAATTCTTCAACAATGTCTAGGCAAATTCGATGCCAATCGCTACAAACGACACCGTCCCAATCTTCAGGCTTTCCGTATGCTGTGCTATAATCACGGAATTCTAGACACTCGCCACCATCTGCGCTAGTAAATTGATGAGAGCCTAAACCCTCGTTATAACTATATGCGTAGCCGTTATCAAACAAAACTCTAGCCAATCTTTTAAAATCTTCATAAGTATACATATTTCAACCCTTTCTTTACTATAACATTATAATCTGTTTTGTGCAAGGAGGGGGGATTATCCCCCCTTTACTACCTTGTTACCTCTTCGATGAATTCTTCTACCAACTGATAAAGTGCATCCCTGCGTCTATCCCAATCGCCACGAATTGGTAAAGGCATATCGTCAAACCAATCCATAGTTTCTTTAGCTTTCTGCTCATACTTATGGCAGAGTTCACAGCTTGCCACGATGTCACCAAAAGGACGATAGCCCGTTACGATAGCAACATCTCCGAAGTCGTACACATCTGCGTTCCATCCGTACACGCCACTTGTATAAGCTGATGGGCTTATAAGATTCAGTAGGCTCTGAAGTTCGCAATAGCCAACTTTGATTACGTGATTATAAATTCTCTTTGTTTCTTTCATTGTCATCTTCTTCATTTTTACAACCTCTTTTCTTTATTTGATACATCTTTGCGTTACACCTGTTCGGTGCTTCGTTGTGCTTATAGTAACACCGACTCGGTGTACTGTCAACACTTTTTTTAAACTTTTTTTAAATATTTTTTCAAAACGGCTCAAAATGTGTGAATTTCAATGAAAAAATTCATCTTAAATGTTTAAAGTGTGGTATAATATACTTGTAAGTAATGGAGTTAGTCAGTTATTGCGTCCATGATTTCAACCTTTCTAAATTATATCTGTGTGGGGTAGGGCTTGCCGTAGTGGTGAGCCTTTCGCACATATAAAGAAAGGACCTAAAAGGGGTAAGGTATCGCAAAGGGCGAGCGATACATATAACGCTTCTACAAGTAACCACCTCACTATTCGAGGAACGGCGAACCTAGAAGCCTTTTTATTTAATAAAACAAACAGCCAAAGACGGCTAAAGAATCTAATGTAATGCTCTATATGAGCCGAAAGGGGGGAGAAGATGGCAAAGGCTAAGACAAGAGCACAAGCAAATAAAGAATTGAACACCGTCAAGCAAGCTGAGACCTCCCTAGCAACACAAAAGACTATAAATAAAGTAAAAGTATCAACGATATATGACGGCTACTATATAAGACCTAATCTAGCCGTAGGGATGATAACGGCTATAGATGATTGGGTAGGCATAGACGAGCAAGGAAACAGAGTATACTTAGCAGAAGCAGACACAAACAAGGTTATAAAGGCAAATAAAGCAGATATATATATCAAATCACCTGAGCATCTAACGGCATTATATATAGAGTTTTTAAAGCATATAAGAGACAACGAATACAGTATATATCCGACAAAAGTTAATCTATCCGACTTCATCGGAATAAGTTACTCATCACTCTGTAGATACTTGAATCAGTTTAAAGATGAATTTAAACCGCTATATGATGGAATATTAAGCGATATACTAACAGAAGGAGTTATCAAAGGGGCTTACGATAGGCAAATGACTATGTTTTGTTTAAAAAATTGGTGTGGTTGGGCAGATAATACACGAGTTGAAACTGCTACAAAGCAAGAACCAATCACTAAAGACAAAGCCGATAAGATACTTAAAGAGTATATTTCTACCCTAGATAGTGCAGAATAATGTATAAATGATATACTAACGATATACATTTTATACAAACCTTATGCATTAGTAACGATATTTACGATAGTTATATACAAAGAATATGCAAAGATGAATAAAGAATGACAGTTTGAATCAGTGAATACTATTAGAACCTTTGTATATTTAATGAATAAGACCATATAAGCAGTAAATGAAATCGTTGAAATTTCAACATTTGTTTTTAACTATTCCGTAAATCATAGTTTACAGAATAGATATATTTACCATTATATGGAAGTACCCTATACCCTCAGCAGAGTAAAAAGGATATAGAGAACCTCAAAAGAGATAAAGGATAGAGGAGAAATAACAAGGTTGGAGAATGGAGAATCAAACCACTATCCCCAATCAGAGCCACTCGTTCTTATAGTACGTATATAGTACCCCTCACCCTCATATCACCTTTTCACAATACATTGCACCCAATTCATACCCACTAGGTTAATATGCCGATGGGTATTTTTTATTATAAAATTTTGGAGAAGTTATGGCAGATAGTAGAGAGATAGTAAAAGCCTTAATACAACACGACTATAAAAGCTATGTTGCCCTAACTAATATGGGGTGGAAACATAGTAGGTTTCACGATTACCTTTGTGATACTGTTCAAGAGTTTACTGAAAGAGAGACCGATAAGGCTTATGAGATAATGATAATAAGCACACCACCTCAGCACGGAAAGAGTATGACTATAACGGAGACCTTGCCTAGTTGGTACCTACTAAAACATCCGACTAGAAAAGTAATAGAGGTAAGTTATAGCGAAGACTTTGCTCAGAAGTTCGGCTTAAAGAATAAGAGCAAGATTGAAGAGTTCGGAGAGATATTCGGAACAGGACTAAGTAAGGATAAAAATACGGCCAATGAGTTTTGGATGGCAGGTAATAATGGACAGATGATAAGCAGAGGTGTTACAGGTGGTGTAACAGGAAACCCTGCTAATTTGTTCATCATAGATGACCCTATAAAGACTCAGCAAGAAGCTGATTCAGAGACGACTAGGGAACACCTTTGGGATGAATGGAACTCATCGTATAAGTCGAGACTTGCACCTAATGCTAAGGTCATAGTGATAATGACTAGATGGCACGAGGACGATTTGGCAGGTCGAATGATAGAAAATGAGCCTAATGTTACGGTAGTTAATCTTCCGTGTGAAGCTGAAGAGGATGATGTTTTAGGTCGTAAGGTTGGTGAAGCACTTTGTCCTGAGATAGGAAAAGGCGATAAGTGGCTAGCCGATTTTAAGAAAGGATATTTAAGTAAGTCTGGCTCTAGGACCTGGAACGCACTTTTTCAAGGTAGACCTGTAAGTGCTCAAGGAAACCTCCTGCAGAGGGAATGGTGGAAGTATTATGATACTTTGCCTGAACTCAATACTTTGATAATGAGTGTTGACGCTGCGTTTAAGGACGGCAAGGATAATGACTTTGTAGCGATACAGATATGGGGAAAGAAAGATTCTGAGTTTTACCTAGTAGACGCAGTTAAAAAACATTTAGATATGCCTAAGACTGTAAAGGAGATTCTGAGACTAAAGGGAATGTATCCTACGGTAGATAGAATCTTAATAGAGGATAAAGCCAATGGTACATCGGTTATCCAAGTGTTAAGAAGACAGATACACGGAATCGTGCCTATCACCCCACAAGGGGGCAAAGTTTCGAGAGTAAATGCCGTTAGTGGAGCGATAGAAAGTGGGAATGTTTATCTTCCGAAGAAGAAGCCTTTCACGGAAGACTTTGTAAACGAGTGTTCAGCATTTCCTAACGGCAAGCACGATGACCAAGTAGACGCTATGAGCCAAGCCTTAAATCGTTTGATTTATTGGAAGAACGGAAAACCTAGTGCTCCTGCTAGTGATAATAAGCTAATACAGTTTAACTTAGCGAAAAAGAGTGCTTCTAGTGCGATAGGGAAAGGAGAATCAATAAATGTCATATAACCTTATTTATGGTGCACTTTTAATAGTGTGCTTTTTTATTGGTGTATCGGTAGGAGTTCAGATTCGCCCTGAGAGGTCGAAAATTGAGCCTATACCGACGAAGATAGCGAAGACACTAGGATATAAGACTAAAGCCGAAAGAACATCTGAGAGGGAAAGAGCAAGGCTAGAACAGTTACTTCAAGACATTGATACATACGGAGAGGACTTTTAATGAATTGTGAAAAGATATGGCAGATGTACGAAAAGAATAAACAGTACCTGCAGACCACAAACTTAGTAAAGAATACTGAGCGAAATTGGAACTTTTATGGCGACAATCAGTGGGTCGGAGTTAAGACTAAGGAAGAACTTCCTATGCTTAATATCATCAAGCCGACAATCAAGTACAAAGTATCTACTGTTTGTCAGCACGCTATGACGGCAAAATTCACCGATATGGGCGACGATAGCACTAATCAGCATATATACGATACCCTCAATAGGAAATTTGCTCAATCGTGGGAAAAGGCAAAGATGAATAGTGCTTTGTGGAAGTGCATTAAGGCTTCTGCGATTCAAGGCGATTCATATCTCTATTGGGGTACAGATTCGACCTTAGATACACCTCAGTTAATAGATAATACAAATATCTTGTTTGGCAATGAGAACACGACAAACATTCAGGAACAGCCTTACATAATGATTATGGAAAGGCTTCCACTAGAGACAGTTAAAAGAATTGCCTTAGAGAATAAGGTTCCTAAGGAAGAGATAGATAAGATTCAGACAGATGCAGAAAGGGAGAATCAGATTGCTAACCAGGAAGAAGTAAGTGATAAAGTTACTTGCGTTATCTACCTATCAAAGGATAAGGACGATGTAATCACTGTTACGAGGGCGACAAAAGAAAGTCTTATTGAACCTACGAGAAGAATTACATCATCCGTAGACGGAAAAGAATTTGCAGGGTTAACTCTATATCCTATACAGAACTTTGTATGGGAGCCTAGACCTAATAATGCTAGAGGAGTTAGCGAAGTAGCTTCAATGATTCCTAATCAGATTGAGTTAAATAAAACCTTAGCTAGACGAGCAGTTACAGTTAAGATTTCTGCTTTCCCTAGAATAGCTTATGACGCTGACGCAGTGGAAAACCCTGATGATTTAAACAAGGTTGGCGCTGCGATTGGAGTAAGGGGAAATGCTCAGCAGTCTATCAATCAGATGATAGGCTATATAAGTGCAGCGAACATTTCTAGCGATGCAGATAAGCTGTTTGCTGACCTAATCACGCAGACAAGGGAACTTGCAGGAGCAGGTGATTTTGCCGTGGGTAACATCGACCCTCAGAGGTCAAGTGGAAGTGCTATTATCGCAATAAGAGACCAAGCACAGATTCCGCTCAATGAGCAGATAAACACTTTCCAACAGACAGTAGAGGATATCGCCCTTATGTGGTTTGATATGTGGCTAGTATATGATATTGATAGCTTCACCACTAAGGATGAGCACGGAAACGAGATTAAGATATCTGCAGATGAACTTTTGGACTTTAAGCCGTCGGTAAAAGTTGATGTTTCACAAGATAATCAGTGGACAAAGTTTGCTCAGCAACAGGCTTGCGATGCCTTGCTTGCTCAAGGACAGATAACATTCGATGAGTACGCAGAATTGATTCCTGATGGAGGAGCAATCAGTAAGGGTAAACTGCTTAACCTTATATCCAAAAGAAGCTCAGAAGCGAAAATAGAGCCTCAAACTTTAGAGGATAACGCAGAAAATGCACTGATAGAAGATATTCCTATCGAAAATCACGAAATGATGGCAGAACACGAAGAAATGCCAACAGAAAACACTGAATTAAGAGAAGCGCAATAGGGCGCTTCTTTTTAATTATACAAAAAGGAGTTAAAAACAATGCCAGATTTTGAAACGAATGTAGGCGCAGAAGTGTTGGAGCCCGCCGACCCAACAATTGATTCAGAAGATGTAGGCGCAGAAGAACAGGAAGTCGCCGAACCTGTGGTTGATAATGCAGAAGCTGAACATCAGAAAACAAATTCCGATTCGGCATTTGCAGAAATGAGGAGAGAACTTGAAGCACTAAGAAACTCTAACGCAGAGTACGAAAGAGCATTATCAAATTTCTTTCCTGAAGCAGAGGATAAAGCACTTGCAGCAGAAGCATTTTATCAGAACCGAGATTATGACGAGTTAGTAGCTGAGAGAGAAGAAGCGAATGTCATTGACGGACTGAAAAGCGAAAACGAGCAGTTAAGGCAGGCAGTGCTTGAACACGAAGCTGAAAAACTAATGGTAGACGGACTCAAGGAAGTACAAGCAATAGACCCTACTGTAAAGAGCCTAGAGGACTTGGGAGAATCGTTCGCAAGCTATATCGCTAGTGGGCTTACCACAAAGCAAGCGTTTTTTGCGTGCAAGGCAGAAAAGCAGGCAACGACAATTGCTCCTGCAAAGCCAACAGGCAAAGTAGAGAGTACGGCTAGTGCACCTAAGGAGTTTTTCACTCAAGAGGAAGTCGAAGCCATGACAAAAGAAGAAGTTAAACAAAATTATGAGACCATTCGTAAATCAATGACGAGATGGTAGAAAAGGAGTAAAAAATGGCTTATAAGAAGTTTGTACCTGAGATTTGGTCAGAGCAGTACAACAGAGAACTTGAAAAGGCACTTGTATTCGCAGAGGACTGTAACAGACAGTACGAGGGCGAAGTTAAGCAGGCAGGTGACACAGTAAGAATTTTAGGAGTAGGCAAGCCTACAATCACTACTACAACAACGGCAACGGATATTACACTTGCCAATGCTGAGAATGTGACAGACACATCAATTTCAATGAAGATTGACCAGGTCGCATACTACAATTTCAAGGTAGGCGATATCGACAAGGCACAGGCAGTCGCAAACGGTCCAATGGACGCTCTTATGTCTGAGAGTGCTTATGGTGTAGCTGATGAAATGGATAAGTACATCGCAAAGCTTGCTGCTGATACAAGGGCAGACAAGCTAGATACAACATCTACACAGGTGACAAAGGCTAACATCCTCAGCTATGTTGACAAGGGTCTAAAGAAGCTATACGAGCAGAATGTATCAAACAATAGCAAAATCACCCTTACTGTTCCACCGTGGTTCTATATGCTAATGAAGCAGGCTTATGTAGACCTTGACCAGAACAACTCAACAATGATTGAGAACGGCAAGGTGGGTAGATACGGAAATGTTATCGTAAAGATGAGCAACAATGTTTATAAAACAGGCACTGATTCACTCATCATGCTCAGAACAGACAAGGCTATTGCATTTGCAAACCCTCTAACTCATGTTGAGCCATACAGACCTGACAATTCGTTCTCTGACGCTGTTAAGGGATTTGTTCTATATGGTGGAACAATCGCAAGACCTAAAGAAATGGTTGTACTCAACTGTAAGGAGTAGTTTAACGGAGGGGCGATTGCCCCTCTTTATTTTGTTTGAGGTGAAATATGACTATAAAAGAACTAAAAAGCAATATCAAGACACTAGGTTTTGAGGAAGATTCAACGATGGACTTATACTCAGAAATAGTGTTAAATGCGATAAATCGAAGTATAGATTGGGTTTATCGAACAGTCGTTGAGCCGTATAAGAACTATTTTGAGGATGTTGTCGAAGTCGATGTGTATGAGCCTAGCCTTATAACATCAGATACGAGCGAAATGGAAGAAATCGACTTGCCTGAAATGGTATGTGGGATTGTTCCGTTAATGTCAGCGTATTTCATATGGCTAGATGACGACGAGCGAAAAGCGACAATGTATTGGAACAACGCAGACGACCTGAAAACGCAGTTATTGTCAGCGATAATCAAGCCTAGAAAATGTAAGTTTATAGGTGGTTTGGAGATTTAAGATGGGAAAGCTAACAGTATCAAGTAAGCCTAGACTTTCTACGGCTAAATATTCAGGGTTACGAGGGATAGACTTTTCTCATTCTCCGAAAGAAGTTAATCGCAGACATTCCCCTGATATGCTCAATATGATAAGTGATGATGGGGGAAACCCTAGAAAGCGTAAGGGATGGCGATATATGAAGTCATACGAGGGCGAGCGAATCCTGGATATGATAGAGGTAGACAGCTTGCTCTATGTTGCGACAAATAAGAATGTCTATGTGGAGAAGTGGAAGCGTAACGGCTTTAATATCCTAGAGAATGTAAAAACTCTTTATGGTGGTTCGACTTGTGACTTTAACTCAATCAAGCTATTTGCGTTTGATGGTAAATGTTATGCTTGTGGTTTTGGACACATAGATGCAAGCACTTTGACACCTAGTAAGTATGGATTGTTTACTCTTAGTGGATTGTTTGATGGGTTATACCCACAAGGGTATTTCTTTTGCGAAGTGGATAAAATCATAGAGGACTTTATCATCGGTGCAGGTTACCCTAATCACGAAGCTAGAATCAAGATGAACTCAAAGACTGTTCCTGATGTTGCCATATCTAAAAACCTAGATGGTACAGGTGGAAAGAATATAGGAGCTGGAGTAAACCTTTTAGCCCCTTATAGACGAGTAACTTATTTGGGCGATGATAAGACAACAGAATTGAGGTTGCTCCCTAAAAAGGAAAACGAGGAATCAGACGGACTGTTTAAAAGGTACTTGATTATAAATGTTGAATATCTTGATACGGATGGTGCGTGGAAGAAAGCCGAGTATACCACTACTAAGAATGCAACAAAGACACAAGGTTATCTAGCTAACGGAATGTTGGGAGATACTTTCCTTGAATCTCCGATAGTCAAGATTAAGGCTTACAAACCACCTGTAACAGGACAAGATAATATCCGTGTTACTTATGTATCTTTCAGCGATGAAAAAGGACGCGTTGACGACAACGGACAGTGGATAAGCGATAAAAACGGCTATTACAAGGGTTTTTATAACGAGAACTATGCTTTGCTATGCCGTGATGGTAAAATCCGTAATTATGGCTATGCTAACAACGATAGACTGTTCGGAGTATCAGGCAAGAACAAGGTTTACTTTTCAGCAGTTAGCGACGCAACCTATATTCCTGATAATAGCTTCATCAATGTTGCTAACGCAGATTCAATCGTTAATCTCCATAGGTACGAGGACAACCTTGTCGTCGTTACAGGAAACACTCAGAACGAATCATCAGTATATTTCATAAGTGGAGCGAAGCTACAAGATGGCAAAGAAACATTCATATTGCGTTCGTCTTCCGTAACAACAGGGGCAGTAGCACCTAATACCTTTGCCACATTGATAGATGACCCTATGTTCCTATCATCAACAGGCTTGTACGGGATATCCAATCACTATATGAGTACTCAGCTAGCGATAAGAAATCGCAGTGTATTTGTCAATAAGGTGCTATGCAAGGAGAAAAACCTAGATAGGGCGATTGCCGTTGCGTGGAACTCTTACTACATCTTAGCTTTGCCTAGTGGTAAGTGCTATGTATTCGATGGCAGGCAGACGACTAGAGACGATAAGAACAGAACAAACTTTGCGTATGAAACCTATGTGTTCGACAATATCCCTGTAAATGTATTTTGCGTAAGCAATGATATGCTCTTATTCGGCAGTGGAGACAACATTTGTTGTTTTTCTACTGACTATGAAAATGATGGAGCATACAGAGACGGAGCAAAGCAAGGATATGGAGTTTTGTACGATGGTGAACCAGTCAAGGCTCATTGGACTACATCTGTTGACTATGACGGCAACGAAACAGTATATAAGACCCTGCAGAAGCGAGGGAATGTTTTGTTGCTAGATGTTGCTGATTCCGAAGTCAAGATTTACTTTATCGTAGATGGCAAGGGGAAACAGTTAATAATGACAACAAGTTCAGAGCAAACCGATATTCATATCAAGAAGAAAGAAAAGAAATATAGGCACTTACAGATAAGGCTAGAGAGCGAAGACGCAATGCCTTTCAGTATCATCAGCCTAACTAAGACCTACTCAGTAGGCAATTTTTCGAAGTAGGAGGTATTTATGGCACTAGCAGGAAACCCATATGCAACCCTAAAGGAAGCATATTTACAGAGCATACAGAAAGCAAAAGACGCAGACACTGCGTTGCTTGAACAAAAGCACAATCAGGAAGTCGAAAAAGCAAATAAGAACTATGAAGCTTCAGCTAGAGACGCTTATGTAAATTATCAAAAGAATAGCCTTGAACTACCTGAGCACTTGTCGGCACAAGGAATCACAGGTGGAGCAAGCGAGACGGCAAAGGTTAATTTGCAGACGGCTTATGCAGACGCACTAGCTAAAGGTAATTCAGCAAGAGAGGGAGCACTAACAGACCTCAACAATGCTTATATGAATTCCCTTAAGTCACTTGCTAATCAGTATTTGAAACAGCAGAGTGACGCAATAGCAGACTATGACGCAAAGATTGCGGCTTGGGATGAAGCAAAGCAAGCAGAAATTGAAGCACAACAGGCAGCTGCTGCTAGAAGTTACGGATATGGAGGTTACGGACGCAGTTATGGTGGTGGACGCAGTTATGGTGGGGGAAGTGCAAGCGACTATTCCGACTATGCAGATGAATCACCTATGTATGTTGAGGACCCTACACCTAGAATGGTAAACGCAGCGGAAGCAGTGACCAATCTGTTTAAGCAGAAAAAGACCCCTGATTCGTTCCTAATCGCAAGAGGTCATCCTGAAGCAAGAAAGGAGTCACTCACGCAAACGAAAAAGGTAGTACCAACATATCCTAGTGGAGCAATCTCGATGAACTATGTAAACAGAGGGTATCAGTCGTTTGCTCCATCGAAACCGTCACCTAAGAAGAAAAAAGGTAAGAGGTAGTCAAAATGGCTAAAAGGCTAAATGTAATAAGTGTAGCAGACCAAAGAAAAGCTAGGGAAGAAAGTAACGCGAGACTAGATGAAGCATATAAGAAGCAAGTCAAGATGAATGATACTGCAGGTGGTCGTTTTATGCTTGGTGCGACAGAGGGATTGGGACACGGAATGATTCCTGTCAATTACAAACTAGATTCCGTGAAAGATTCGTCTAGGGACACATGGTCTTTTAAGTTAGGAGATGTGTCAGGTCAAGGACTTGCCTTTTTGCTTGGAGGAGCACTTCTCAAGGGTATTGGAGCAACAGGGGCAATCACTAACGCACTTACGAAAAGTGGAGCAGGACAAGCACTCACTAAAAAGCTAGCGACAAATAAATTCATCCAAAATGGAGCGAGAAAAAGTCTAGGAAAACTAGGAATGGTGGCGACTGATAAGGCAGTAAATAGCCTTGCTACAAAGACGGCAGAGGGTGTTACAAAGCAGTTAGCAAAGGAAATCGCAGTCGATACACCTTTAGGCTTCTATAACTCACAAGGCTCAATTTTGAGCGATGGTTACAAGTTTGGTAGTAAGGACTATTGGAAGCAAGTAGGCTTGAATACGGCACTCGATGTAGGGCTTGGCTCAGCTTCGGACCTTGCACCTGCGTTTCTAAGAGGGCTAAGGACACCTAAGACTACACCACATTTACCTACAGCGATGATTGACCCTAAGGCAGTTAATGTCGGTGGAGTGGATAGGGTTATTACAAAGGCAGTAAGGAATAAGCCTGCAACAGTAACAAACCCTGAAGCACTAGCCGACGCAATCAAGCTAGAGCGAGCAAAGTTGCCTAAGGCGATAGAAACAGTTGATGTGATTCACACGGATATTCCAAAGCGAGTAGATGTTCCATTAAACACTATTGAAGCACCAAAGCTAAAGAGTGTTGACGCACCTATTCTGAAAAATGTTGAAACACCAAAGCTGAAAAACATTTCTGAATCAGTTAGCACACCGATAAGGAATATTGAGCCTATTGGAGTAGTTAATAGGACAGAACAACATCTTGGAACTTTTGGTACTAAGGAATCAAAAGGACTAATGACAGTGCGTTCTAACGCAAGCGAGGGAACTCAGACAGCTATTGATAATAGGCATGCAACCACGATGGACTTTATGTCCGATACAACACGCAATCAAGACGCTCTAAAACAAGCTACAGCCGAGATTGGTGATGATATTGATGGAACGCTCAATCACTTCAAAATGTCCGTGGAAACAGGGCAAACAAACAGTGACACGATGGTTCGAGGAGTGGCGCTCTTTAACAAGCTAGAGGAACTAGGCAGACACGAAGAAGCAGCACTTGTCTCTGGCGAGGTTGTCTCACTAGCGAGCGAATATGCTAGAGGACTACAAACGATGAGATGGTTCAATCAAATATCCCCTGAGGGCAGAGTGGTTGCCGTAAAGCGAAATGTCGATAGGCTTAATAAACAATTTGCAAATACTTTGAGCAAAAAGGGAATTACAGTTAGTGTTCCTGATGAATTATTTAATAGACTGAGAAAAGCAAGTGGAGCAAAGGAAATCGCCGAGGTTAAGAACGAGATAGGTAAGACAATGTGGAATCAGATTCCACCTACATTAACCGATGAACTCAGCGCTTGGAGATACCTTTCAATGCTAAGCAGTCCTAGAACGCATGTACGAAACCTCATCGGTAACTGTATCTTTACACCTTTAAGAATGGTAAGAGATAAGGTCGAAGCTACATTACAGAGCAATCTAGTTAAGCAAGCAGATAGGACAAAGGCTTTCCACGTGGGAAGAACAGGCGAAGATGGAGCATTAAGGGCACTAGCAAGCAAGGCTTATGACGAGGACCGATACATCATTGAGGGAATGGAAAAGTATAGGGAGGTTCACAGACACCCTGATGCCATTCAGTCGAAACTTAAGGTTGTTGATAAGCTGTCTAAGTGGAACGCACACGCATTAAACCTAGAGGACTTATGGTTCAGTAAGCCTGCATATATTAATAGCTTTGCAGGATTCCTAAAGGCTAAAGGCTATAAGGCTAGCAATGTTCCTGAGGATATTTTCAAGCAAGCTAAAGAGTACGCAATGAACGAAAGCTTGGAATCAACATTCCGTAATGCTAATGTGTTATCTGACTTTGTTATGAAGATGAAAAGATATGCGAATGTACCAATAAGCGATATCCCACAAGATGTCGCAGGTGGCAGAGTGCTGAACAAGGCAAGCAGTATGTTTGTTGACGCAGTATTCCCATTTGTAAAGACGCCTAGCAATGTACTAATGCAAGCGACAAAGTTTTCGCCTATTGGACTAATGCGAGGTGTAAAGCAGATGGTAAAGTCTGAGAACCCTGCTCAGTTTATAAAGGGGCTTAATAACCTAACCTCAGGAATGACAGGTACAGGAATAATGGCTCTAGGCTACTATATGGGAACTGAGGGCTTGGCAACAGGAAAGATTGATTCTTCATCTGAGGGGAAATTCCGAAAGATGATGGGCGAGCAGTCATACTCAGTCAACATAGGTGGCAGAGATTTTAACTTTACGATGGATTGGGCAGCGCCTGCGTGTATTCCATTTTTTATTGGAGTGGAACTAGCAAACGGCAAAGAGGGCGACGGAACATTTGGACGAGTTTTAGATGCATTCACTCAGATGTCCGACCCTGTATTCTCTATGTCAATGCTACAAGGTGTAGGACAAGCTTTTGAATCGTCTAGGGGAAATCAAGAGATTAACCCTATATACAGAATCATAGGTAATTCAAGCGAGAGTTACTTGTCGCAGTATATACCTACACTGTTTGGGCAGATTGCAAGAATAACGGCTTCCGAGGACCTTGATGTAACACCAACGGCAAAGAGTGCGACAGAAAGAGAGATTCAGAACTTCCTGTTCCGTATGGCTAGCAAGATACCAGGTCTTAATGAAATGGTATTGCAACCTAAGGTAGATGCATTCGGCAAGACAGACAGAAAGGAAAGCCTTTCAGATTATGCTTTATCAGTGGCACAGAATATGCTATTGCCTGGAAGCCTAAAGGCACGCAGAAACGATTCAACGACAGATGAACTTGAAGCCTTAATGCGTTCCGTTGATGGAACAAACGCAAGCAAGTTATTGCCAGACAAGAAACCTGACTTCGATATTAAATTCGGCAAAGATGAAATGCGAATGTCTGTGGAGGAGTTGGCTTCATATAGAAAGGCTAGAGGAGCAGAGGTTCAAAACGGCTTGCAGAATCTGTTCAACAGTAGCGAGTATAGAAGAATGTCCGATGATGACAAAGTAAAGGCTATAAGCGATGTATATCGCAAAGCTGAGCGAAGCGCAAAAGATGAGTTTTTGCTTGGCAGAGGATATAGCAAAGGCGATATAGAGTTTTCAAAGCTTAATAAGACAGTACAGTTAAAGTACAATCCTAGTGTTCAGACAAAGGAAAGCTTTGTGCTTGCGTATAATTCGCAGAAAGACCATAAGTCTAAGATGGCGAAAACGATGTCGGCTGTTCAGTCAGGGGTTAGTTTTAGAGACATTAACGGTGTAATGACAGTAGATAAGAACACATACGGCAAGGCAGTATATGCGACTAGGGTAGGACTTACAACAAGTGACCTAGAAGCAGTTAAAGGCAGTGCCGACTATGACGGAAACGGAAGTCTTAAAAAGGCAGAGCTCATATCGTATCTTAACAACAGTCAGTATACAAGGGAGCAGAAAAGGGTTCTCTTCGATATGCTATCTGCACGCAGTACAAAGTACAATCCTTATAGATAGGGGGATATATGAAAGAGTTTAATTTTAATGTAAAAGATAGAACACTTACCTTAAATGGGGGTGGTAAGTTTATAGGGCATAACGGCGATTATATCGCCGTTTTTTCTTTCGACGATGAATGGAACGGCAAGTCCAAAATCGCGCGATTTAAGAAAGATAAGTTTTACCGTGATGTCGCTATCAATGACGACAAGTGCTTGATTCCGTCGGATATGCTCAAGAAAGGCAGAATCAAAATCGGAGTATACACCGATGAAATGAAGTCAGAGCCTTTGATGGTAGAGGTCGTTGAAAGTATCTTTGATGGGAAGTCTCAAAGTGCGTCAGCGAGCAAAGATAGCACACTAGGAACAGTCGTACTCAGGTTAATGGACAAGGTGGACGGCTTGTCACCAATTCCTGATTCAGTTTTAACTACGCTATTAGACTAAGGGGGATATATGCAGTATTTAGACAAAAACGGACTAATAAAGTTATGGGAAAAAATCAAAGAAAAGTTCGAGACTAAGGCTAGTGCAGAACAGACAAAAACGAGGGTTTCTTCTGCAGAGGGTACTGTCAATCAGCTATCAAACAGTGTTAGAAGTGTACAGATAGCCGTTACGGAACTGAAAAACGCAAAGCAACCAAAACTATATATCGCATATTCTAGTTCTAGCAACGGAACAGGAATGACACTCACACCTAGAGCAGATTCAAGTTATATAGGGTTTTGCACATCAACAGACGATAACGCACCCATGAATCCTAATAGCTATAAATGGTCGCTATTCAAAGGACAAGGGGGCAGTGGTGGTTCATCCGTCTATACTTGGGTCGCTTATGCGAGCGATAATGGTGGAACGGACTTCTCACACACCTACAACGGAAATGTCCACTATTGGATAGGGCTAGGGTTAAACAAGCCGTCGCTAACGGCTTCGAACAATTACCACGATTATGAATGGTTTGGTATCACAGACTCTAACGCAACGACGAAAATCAATCAGCTAGAGGGTAGCCTTTCGTCACTAAGTACTACGATACAGTCAGTGCAGACAAATACAGAATCAATGCTAACCGATATTTACGGACAAGTAGAGCACTTGCCTGAAAGGATTGATGAGCTCAAAGGCAGGCTTGATGTCGTAAAGGACTATATCATTGAGCAAGGCGAGATTGACGGATGGCAGTACACTAAATGGGCTAAAGGCACTCTTGAAATGCTTATGTCAAAGGAGATTGACTCAGGGGGATGGACTGATGGTATGTGGAATAATATGCTCTTTAGCCGAAAAGTGTTTAGCTATCCATTGACAATCAAGCCTGTAAAAACACCTGTTGTTGTTGCTTCGGTACAAATTGGTACAGGGTATTCTCTAGGAGCACAGACTACTCATATTAAGTCAGGCAATCAGTTTACAGGCATACAGATAACCTCTGCAGGAAGTCAAGGAGCAAGCACGGCTGAAGTTAAAAACTTACAGATATATGTTATCGGCAAGTGGAAATAGGAGGGCGTATGGGAGAACTCACAAGGGAAGAGTGGCTAGAACGCAAGAATGCTATTGACATCAAGATACAGTGCCATGATGACGAAATCAAAAGATTGAACACTCGATTGATAATTGTTGAGGATATGACAAAAGAGATACAGAAAATCAACACTAACATCGAGCTTATGATACAAAAAATGGATATGCACCACAAGGAACTAGAAGAGCAACAAGAAAAGATGGAGCGACTAGAACAACTTCCTGCTACTAGGTGGAACTCGTTAGTTAGTATGATTCTTGCTGCAATCGTCGGTGGTGTAATCACTTATTTTTTTAAAAGAATTTAGTTAGTTTAGGGCGATTTAATCGCCCTTTTGATTTGAAAGGAGATACATTATGAATCTATTGGAAACAGTCGAGTTAATGAACAGTAAGGACTTTAAAGAGCGTTTTAAGGCTGAATATTACCAAACAAAAGAACGCTATCTCAAGTTACATAAACTTGTAGTAAAAATCGACGCTGGCACATCTGAATTTACTCCGTCTTGTCCTATTGATTTACTTAAAAAGCAAAAGACCGCAATGGGAGAATACCTCTATTGTTTAGAGGTAAGAGCCGAGATAGAGAATATTGAGCTAAATTAGTTTTTATTGTTTCAAGACAAGGAGGTATATCATGAATCTTGATTTTGTAACAAACCTTTATATCCCACTAGTTATCGCAGTGTGCTTAGTAGTAGGCTATCTGATGAAGAAATTCCTACCAACCGACAACAAGTACATCCCACTCACAGTCACAGTGCTAGGAGCGATACTAGGTTGTATTGACGCTCACGCAATCACACTTGTGGCGATTGCAAGCGGGATGATTAGTGGACTTGCGTCTACTGGATTGCATCAGATATTTAAGCAGATATTGAAATTAGAAAATGAATCAAAAGACAAGGAGTAGGCGATGGCATATCAATTTATAGAGGACTTTGACAGTCCTAACTACGGCAAATACTATGTTGGTGAAACTAATCAGAACCACCCTGAATACATCTGCATTCATTGGTGGGGAGCCTACGGACTGTCCTTTATGGGCGTCGTTAATTGGCTATGTAATCCTAAGAGTGGCTCATCGGCTCACCTAGTCGCAGAAGCTGGTAGAGTGGCTTGTATCGTTAGTTATGGCAATGTTGCGTGGCACACTGGAGTGATGGAAGAAAACGCAAGGTCAATCGGCATTGAGTGTCGCCCTGAGTGCAGACCAGAAGATTTTGAGACAGTGGCAGAACTTATCGCTGATATATGGCGATTCTACGGTCGTAAATTGCCACTTAGAGGGCATAAAGATATCAAGCCTACAGCTTGCCCTGGAGTATGGTATGACCGACTAGACGAACTCTATCGCA